GCGTGGGAAGTCTTTTGCATAGTCAGCGATAACTTTTGCAAAACCAACACCGCGGTACTGGTGGAAGACGATTTCATTAATTCCGGCTCCTGCTTCTGTAGAAATCGGAATGAGCTGAAGTCCTTTGAGTTCAGCATATCTTGCGTCGTAAGACCTGCTCTTGATGTAAGAAAGCTCACGGTTAAAGAAAACTGATTCGTTAGAATCAAGTCTCATTGGGTTATTTGTCTGAATAGCCATTTTTTATCTCCTCTTAGTCCAAAGAAACAAGAGCAAGCTCGTCGCTGTTAGAACCTGCTTCTTTAGCTGATTTGAATTTACCAACTTTTGTGTTTCCACTTGATTCAGTTGTAAATGTTCCAGCTGCTGTTACATAGGCGTCAGCTTCGATTGCTGGTGTTACACCTGTAGCAAGAACTACCCAGATATAGCCTCTTTCCATAACGGCAACTGCCTCGGTTGGAATGTAACATCCGCGTGAGTTCAAGAATGCGTTCTGATGGAAAACTGCAACACCTGCATAAACAGCATCTGTTGTCTGTGTAACTTTTGAAGAAGTTGCGTCAGATCCGTCGTAAACAAGTTTTACAGAAATTCCAGAATCATCATCAGAAGTCAAGAAGATTTTTCCTGCGTCTGAACTTGTTCCTGCAACTGCTGTTACGTTTGGAAGTTCATCGTTGATGTCAGAAACAATTGCAGCAACGTCTGTTGCAATTGTTCCTGTAGTTGTTTTTTCAAAATCAACACCGTTGATTGTCAAAACAATATCCTTGCTTGCTGTTGTGTAAGCAGACAAATCAATTGTTGCCTTGTTATTGTGCTTGCCGTTAAGAACAGTGTCTTTTGAACCGTTCAAAAAAACACCTTTACCGAAGTTGATTGTTTCCTTGCCCTTAAAGGTTACGATTGTGTTTGGGTTTACTCCGTAGAGCATACCTGCCATTGCTTTTTCAGCGTCAAGATTTCCGTAGAGATTCATTACTTTGCCTCCTGACCGTGATTCTTCATGCGCTCAATCATACGATTTCTTGCGTCGTTTTCGTCAGCGTGAGCCTCTGGCGGAAGGTCAGAAGTTACCTGGCGGTTTTTTGCGTCGTTGCGCTCTTCAAGCATTTCCACTGTTGCGTCATAACGAGCCTGGATGTATACATCATCCTTGCCGTCGAATTTTGCATTTGGGAATGCAGAAGTAATAATGGCTTTCTTAATGTCCATGTCAGACATATCAGCCTTAACTTCAATATTTGCCTTTTCAGCATTGTGAAGAAGTTCGATTTTTGCCTTGACTGCTTCATCAAGACGTGCAGAATCAAGATTATTTTTCTTAAGTTCTGCGTTTTCTTTTTCTAGGCCGTCAGCCTTTTCTTTAGCTGTGTCGCGCTCTGCTTCGATTTCAGAAATCTTTTTCTCAAGTTCGTCCTTGGCTTTCTTTGCATTTGCAACAGCTTCGTCAAGTTCTTTCTTGGTTCCGCAGGCGTCTTTTTCAGCCTTGTCGGCACGTTCGTTTGCAGCATGAAGAGCCTTGATGACAGTTTCCTCTGCTTCGTAGTCGATGCCGTCCAAGTTGATTTTTTTCAACATTTGGGTACCTCCATCAGTTTTTTTATAAAAAACCATATCTTCAAGGACAGCATCCTCACTGTCCGCTCGAAGTTCTATTTTTGCGTTATCACCGGCCCTTGCCTCGTCAACAATAGCGCAGTGATTATAACGGATATTGCGCTGAATAAAATCGTACTCAATTCCGCACCATGCAGCGCCCGGTTGAGCTGCTTCGAGATCGCAGGTGTAGCCCATTGAAAGAGCTTGCTTGCCGTTCAAAACGGCGTCAATTGCGTCTTTCTTCGTGATGACCATATCAATAGCGCAGTTGATTCCGTCAGTCACTTTATCCCACGGCTCATCATGCCATTGTGTTGTACTTGTCGGATTATCTCCGAGACTTCCTACCTGGAGCCGGTCTGCATTTTCACTTGTTACAAGTTCGTTAGGATGATTGAGTGTAACAGGTTTCAGCTTCATTGAGTTTAATGTGTCGAATGCAAAGACTTCTTCAGGAAGCCTAAGTTCCCGCTGAACTGTTCCGTCTTTTCGCTTGTAGGTGAATACACCGATAGATGTGACAATAGCGCGTCCGCGCAGAAATCCTTCGTTAGTTCTCTCGAACGGTATTGTCATCCACTGTGAATTGTCGATGTTGTCAAATCTGTTGACAGAGTTGAATTTTCCCATTTTTTTTATTCTCCGGAAAATAAAAAAAGCCTGCAAGCAAAAAACCAGAAACGGACATAAATCATATCACAATTTCCTGTCTCAGCTCCGGCAAGCTTTAACTGGTACTTATGAAATAAAAATCTTAATTAAGCTGATTTATATAATACAATAATTTTAGAAGTTGTCAAGAAAAGATTTAAATTCTAAAAATAATTTTGAAAGTTTTTAGATTATGAAAATTTAAAAAAAACACACACTCCTGAATTGCGATTTAGCAATTCAGGTCTAGCCGCTTTAGCGGCGTTTCTTCTTCTGGTCTTTAGGTTTTCCAGATTTTTCAAAAACTGTCACTCACCGTTAAGTGTTTAAATTTAGAGTTAAGAGTTAAGAGTTAAGAGTTAAGAGTTAAGAGTTAAGAGTTAAGAGTTAAGAGTTAAGAGTTATTCGACACCGTTCAAGACGGTCTGACACCGTAGGTACGGTGTTCAACGGTCATATATCACCATATATACGGTGTCGAACGGTCTTAGACGGTGTATATACGGTGTTCGACACCGTTATATCACCGTCTAAGACCGTATAGAAATAAGCAGAATAACCACAAAATACTATAAAAACTTTAAATATATTATACCAAATGTATAGCTGTATAATGTCAAATATATAGTGGTATAGTGTATATTTTGTATAGTGGTAGACAGAATATTTATAATCTTAATAAAAGTTCTAAAGGTGTATAAAAAGGTAGACAATAATTATTTCAAGGGAAATCAAGGGGAATTAGAGGAAGATTTCCCTTGTTTTATTTTTAAGCCGAAAAGTAAAATAAGATTTTTTTTATTTTACTTTTGTGCAAAAAAAACGGCACTGATTAAAAATCAGCACCGTTTCGTCTGCATAAGCAGATATTTTCAAAAAAGTGTTATGTATAATATATCGCGATTTTTCATTCCGTGTCAATCGGATTTAGGACCGCAACTTTAAGACGTTTACCCTTTTTTAAAATTGCCATAGCAACACGATGATTTCCGTCCAGAAGAACATATTTGTCGCCATAATTAACAGCTCTTATAATATCACCTTTCTCTTTTGTTTTGTCATATTTTACAAAGTGAAGAAGTTTATCCCGGTTCAGAAGTTTCTGCATTGAGACGATTTTTGAGAGATCTATCATCTTTTCTACATAAATTTCAGTTCCCGTTTCCTTCTGTTTTTCGTAAATAGACCGCGCCGCTTCAATGTCTCTTTTACTTCCCATAGGAATTATATTTTTTACATCTTCATCGTTTACGGCTTTAAGTGCATTAATTTCATCAACAACGGTTTCAAAATTAGAAACACTTTCTTCTGTCTCTGAAGCCGGAATATATTCTATAGGCTCGCCCTCGATTTCTGCCGTAAGTTCAGGATAATAAGCCAATCCTACACAGCGGCATTGTATGTCCTGCCCTGGATGTAACTGAACGGCGGCAGAAGGTCTATCAACCCAGGTCTTGCCGCCGTCATAAGAACATACAGAAGCGTCGTCCCATCGACACAATAATCCTTCCATTGCTGCATGAGAATCACGCACGCGGTCGTCAAAGGCTGTACTCCAAACATATAAATCAAGCCCGATTTCCTGCATCTGAGCTTCAGTTATGTTTCCGTTTAATTTTCCCATCTGGTCACGAGCTAATAATTTACAATGTTTATCAGAAAGACCTTGAGTAGCTTTCTTTATTTCCTCTTTTAGTTTAGCCGGAGAAAGTCCATTGACTATTGCTTGTTCGGTAAGAGTATTAATTTGACTAACATATTTTTTTGCGTTTGAAGTTATTAAATTGTAATTATCTTCAGCCCAACTGTCTTTCATATCTTCCCACCAATCGGCTGTAATAGGAAGATTCACGTGAATTCCTTTTTCAAGCATTTTGGAAAATTCCTTTTCTCCAAATTCCATAGCTTCATCGGCGGTCTTTCCTAGAGTAGTGAGAATTACATTATTGTTTGAATCTTTCGGAAGGTCTGCAATATCAGGCATATAAATTGAAAGCCAATTCTCAAGATTGTATATCATATTTCTGAAAGAGTTTCCCGGAATAGCGTCAAGGTGCAAATCTTTGCTGTCGCCCCGAAGTAACGGTTCCATGTTTTGATTTATAAAGTTTTCGACATAATCAGTTAAAGGCGTGAAAAACCCCTGAAGCTGCCTGGAATATTTTTTTTCAATTCCGTAAGGATAGGCGCGGCGTGACGTTATGTTTTTTGTCGGCTTCTTTCCGCTTGTTTTGAAGAGAATCTTCATAAGCTGAATCTCAGTTTCATTTTTTATTTTCATTCTTTTCCTCGTTGAAATCTTTACAGGCTTTATCAGTCGGTTTCTGCATGGTGAAAAAATCTTTTATCAGGCAGAATCCGCGCCCAAGTCTTACGGCTTCTTCATGCTGATAGTTTCCGATTTCGTTTTCGGCTTCTTCAACAAACCAAGAGCAGAAATTACAGGTTTTAGAATTCAAGGTCAACTCCTTCCCAACGCTCATACCTATAATAATTTATAAACTTAAAAATTAAAAGAGTTATTTATAAATAAAGAAAAAGGACAGATTTTGTTCTGTCCTTTTTCTAGTTTCATTTTGTTTCTCCTTTAATTATATAAGCAACCCTTCATTTTAACCCCAGATTACAACATCTTCTCTTGTGGTATCTCGTGTATATGGGTTTCCATCAATTACCGCACTTAATTCAAATTTAGTATCTGAAATACGTGTATATGTAAATTTAGACGGAATACTTTCTATTGAGAATGTTCCTGCTAATAAATCACCCGACAAAATTTTCATAGTACGTGCTTCAGTTGCGTCTTCTGTGAGCACTTTTCCTTTTATTGCCATTATGAACAGATAGGCCCATTTTGACTGTTCACGGATGATTGTTCTTTCTGTTTCATCAGAACCAACCCTCAATCCTTTGCCTTTGAAAGACAATAAACCACTTTTAGCCATACGGTTTAAGACAAACAATACAAAAATCACAAATAGCAAAAACATCCAAGCGTTTGGACTTGTTAGAACTTCTTTGACGGCTTCCCATTTATCCATTTTATTCTTCCTCACTTACCGGGGGCAATTCGCTTTCTTTTTTTTCGTTTTTCTTCTCTATTTTTTGCAGCGTATCACCGAATTCAAGCTCTTCAACAATTTCAGGCGACATAATACCCATGTCAATATAACCCTGATATGTCTGCATTTTTTTGTATTCGGAATCAGCTTTTTTTGCTTCAAGTTCAGCCTGTTCTTTTTCAGTCATCTGTTCAAGCGGATTGAACACAATTTCAGGTTCAGGAATCTTCTGCCACTCAGAAATTATTTTTACAAGCCTTTCAACAATCGGCAGCAGTTCCGTTTCCTGCTTTGCCTTTACCATGTCATAATACTGGTACATATCAGATTCACCGGTTGAGTTCATTCCTCCAGGACTTATTCCGAAGAGCTTAGTCATCGGGTAACCTGTAGCAGCCGAAGTCATCATCATAAACTGATACATAACATCAGAAACACCGCCGAAGCTCAAAGTATCACGTTCAAAACTTTCATCTGTATCAAGTAAAACCGAATGGAAAACAGACTTCATAAGATCCATTGCCTGAAGTCTTTTCTGGACCTGCTCTCCGCCGTCTGCGCTTGCCATAATCATAGCAAGATCTTTGTATTTATACTTTCCGATTGTCAGTTCGTTCAGAAGATTTGCAAGTGAACTGAAAGAGCTTCCAAGTTCTTTCAGTCTGTCCTGGACTCTCTGGAAAACAGATAAACCCCAGTAACGGAATTCCATAGGAATAAGGCTTGCTTCTGAACTTGGGATTTCAACTCCTTTAAGTTCAATCACTCGCGAATAATGAACCCTCTGCATTTGATACTGTCTTCCCGTGTAGAATGTAACAGGATAGTATTCAACCTGCCCGTAATGCGGCAATTTCGGATTCATCTGAAATTCCATAGTACCATACATAACATTATTTCTTGGAATGATTTTTAGATTTTCAAAATTCTTGATTTTATTTAAGTTCAAAGGCTGGTCCAGAGATTCGCCGTCGTAAACTCCAAGAAGAATCAATGCACCGCCGTAAAGACGCGCCCATTTAAGAGCCTGAGCAATTTTGTAATTTGCCCGGATTTCTTTAAAAATATGATTATAGATTTTTGTATAATTATCAAAACCTTCCTTTTCGTTTTCAAAGACATAATGCCAGCCTTGCTTCATCATATCTTCCGGCAGAAGGTCAACAATCCGCGCTCCCAGCCCGTCATCAGCGTAAATAATTTCTTTTTCCGCGTCCAACAAAAATCCCGTAGGAACAGCCCTTGTTGATTTTGTTTTATCAGCTTTTGTTCCAAGTCCTGTAAAAAGATTCATCCAGCCATCTTTGCGCTCGACTGATTTAGTTTCCTTTTTCATTTTTATATCCTCCTTATTTCATTCTACCACGTATACAAAGAATTGCTAACACCCGAACTTGACCAGATTGCAAAACCTGCAGATAAATTATCCACCTGGTCGTCATGCGGACCATAAGGAAATGCGCTTAATTCTGCAATCCAGTCATCAAGCCACGGTTCGCCCTGTACAACGTGAACGTTTCCTGCTTTAAAAATAGCTTCAAGCGGCGTTGCACGGACAACCTTGTCCTTTTTTTCAGGAACTGAAAGTACCGTATATTTGCCTTTTAAAATCTTTCTCATTGTCGCAATAGTATCTTTAGCGTCCGAAGAATTACCGACACCGATTCTTACATAAGGGCCATCCTGATTTGTAATATGCCTTATCTGCTCGTCACGTTCCGGGGCATTAAGCCTCATCCTTGTTACGTTACGTATCCATAAATGAGGAAGTCCATCAATTTCATTAAAGGCAAGAAGTGTTCCGCTTGTCCAGTCAGGATCTGATTTTGCGCGTTCCTTTGCAGTATGAGCCAAGTCCCACACTCGAAGCCATCTAAGATTCTTCGGCCAGTCGGCTGTTGTAAGATGTCTCTGAATACATTCCGTGTTAAGCATATTACCCGAACGTTTCACTGGTTCAAGCTGCATGAGACTTTGGAAGCCATAATCACCTAAAACGGCTCTTTGCTGTGTATACCACGATTTTCCAAAGCGTTCAGGAAACAAAACACCTTCAGGGTATTTATCACTCATGGCAGGAAATTTCAGGAAATTAAAATGCGGGAAATCCGGATCTTCCTTGCATTTCTTTTTTATGCGCCCGATTATATCGTCAACGTGCCACGGAGTAGCAAGAACGATTGTAATAGAAACAGGAGCTTTTCTTGTCATGAAGTCATTTGTAAAAGCGTCCCACATCTTTTCGCGCATAGTATCACTTTCAGCGTCTGCACGGTTACGGCAGAAATCATCAAGCAAACCTAGATTGTAACCTTGCCCCGAAAGAGAGCCTAACAAACCCGAAGCAAAACATTCGCCTTCATGGTCTTTAATCATCCAGTGAGCTGCGCTTGAAGAGCCTGTATCAACTTTTATATTCGGAAAAAGTTTTCTGTATTCAGGCGTTGAGATCAAATTGCGTGAAGTCTTTGAAAATCCTTCTGTAAGCG